TATTCAGAAACTGGGGGGCAAGACTGCGCTTGCCAATGATCTTCAGCTGTTCCCATCTACTCTTTCGCGTTGGTGCCAGCCAACGCCGGCTGGGACGGGCGGCAGAATACCGCAGAAGTATTGGAGACAACTTTTTGAAATAGCTAAGGAAAGAGGCGTTGATATCAAGCTCGAAGAACTGGCCGCTATAGAATGAGCGCCGTCGCTGACATGACAAATAGCGACTTCCTTGCGGCCGTTTACGGCGAACTGCTGGCAGACGAGTACGGTTGGGTTTGTACGTTTCGGGCATCGCCGGATTCTGGTGACTGGTCTGGTCGACCGTATCATGGTGCTGCTACACAGGCGCGCCTTATAGACAGCGCCGCCTCGGATAACACCTACTTTTCGGTCGCAATACTTACGGGCTTTAACGAATCAGGCAAATATGCGCGCACGAAGTCCTGTTTTGCTCGTTTGGCCGCGCTAGTCGTTGATGACGTAAACCCTGCCGACGTTGTGCAAATGAGCTGGGCGCTTCAAACCAGCCCAGGCAAATTTCAAGTAGGCATCATGCTGGACGAGACAGATCCAGACGCGGCAGATATTGATCTGGTCAACGGCGTCATGGGCGCGCTCGCATCTCGCGGCAAACTGGGCTTCAACGACCAGTCTGGAAACGGGGCCGTGCGTTACGTCCGTCTGCCTATCGGCACAAACACCAAGTCACGCGCAGCAGGGCCGTGGTCGCACCAGATGGAGACGTGGAACCCGCAGGTGCGCTGGACGCTGGCAGACGCATGCGCGGCATTTGACGTAGACCTTGATGCTATTCGGCACGCCGTGTCCCTTGGCGTAAAGAAAGAGCGCATCAAGGGCGACGGGAGTGCTGCAGCAGAGGCGATTACCACTCTTGCTGCGCCACTGCAGGAGCGCAGCTATCACGACAGCCTTGTACGCATGGCCGCAAGCCATATCGCCAACGGCATGTTCCCTGGCGCAGTTGTGGATGCCCTTTACAGCATGATGGATTTGGTCAAGCCGGCAGGGCCACCAGAGGAGATAGAGCGCTGGCGCGTCAGGCGCGACGAGATACCGCGCATTGTAAAGTCTGCTGAAAAGTTTGCGCCAGAAGAGCGCAAGCCCGCAACTATCACCATCAACCTGCATAAGCAAACAGAAGAGATTGAGCAGCGCGGACTGCAGCCGCTTGACTGGACGGTGCTGGACCAGCAGGAGCCGGAGCCGGAAGAGTTCCTGATTGAAGGATGGCTGCCTCGCCGCACCACCACACTGTTTTCTGCGAATGGAGGCGTTGGCAAGTCAAACGTCAGTCTTCAGATTGCCGCCAGTATTGCGACTGGCGCAGCATGGTTTGGCATCCCCACCATACAGGGAAAAGTGCTTGTCATCTCCGCAGAGGACGACACCAAAACAGTCCACTTCAGAATGACCAACATCTGCAAGTCAACTGGGGTTGAGCTTACAGACCTGCACTCTCGCGTGTTTTTGTATGACATGACGCAGGAGGACTGCATTGTATGGAGAGACGGCGGAGCGACTGAGGTCATGCAATGGCTGTCAGATGCTGCGCACAGGCACGAAGCCGACCTTGTAATCATTGACAACAGCTCAGACGTTTTTTGTGCAAACGAAAACGACCGCGCTCAAGTACGCGGCTTTATGCGCTGCCTCAACATGATCGCCAAGGCACGCAACTGCGCCGTGCTGTTACTCGCTCACGTTGACAAGGCGAGCGTCAGATTTAAGAGCGGGATTGACACCGACAGCACTTTCTCAGGCAGCACAGCATGGAACAACTCTGCGCGGTCGCGCTGGGCAATGTTCAGGGAGAAGAAGGACATTGTGCGTCTGAAGCACGAAAAGTCCAATCATGGCGACATTCAGGAGTCGGTTGATCTTGAGTTCGACAAGCAGGAGAAGATTTTCAAACTGTACGGCACGTCAAAGTCTGCGATGGCAGAGCGCGCAGCCGACAACTGGAAGCACGAGCTTGAAGTTCTGAGGGCAATAGACAAGGCCACCAAGAGCGGAGAAACGCTGCGCCCAAGCAGAGCGGCGCACGGAATATGGCAAAAGCTGGAAGGCATGGAGCCGATTGCCCGCATGGGCAAAGCTGAGTTCTTCGACTCACTTTACCGACTGCAGCAAAAACACATGGTTGAGAAGGCAACGGCGCGTATCAGCAGACGCGACGTTGAGATTGTTGTTGTGAGTGACTTCGGAAAAACCAAACTGGCAATGGGAGGTGACAAATGAAGCTGTTCATGCGCGACAAAATTGAGCAAGAGTTTGGCTGCACTGGCAACTGTGACCAGGGGCGCAAATGCACATGCGAAAGGCGTCCGTGGGTAGCAAGAGAGGCTGCGCAAATGATTGCGCTGTGCCTTCTTAGCTGGGCAATTTTGATTGGGATTGTGCAACTGATTGCGAGGTTCTTTGCATGAAAATTCCTGAGTCTCAACACACAACGAGAGCGGCCATTTTTCAATGGCATGAGTCACAACCGCAGTCGAATCGGCAGCACATGGGTGCCAGCATTATCGGCCATGACTGTCCGAGATACATCTGGAATACGTTCAGGTGGGTAGCCAAGCCAGCGTTTGAGGGGAGGATGCTACGACTGTTTCGTCGCGGTCAGCGAGAAGAAGCTGAATTTGTCGAGGAGCTGCGCGCCATTGGCGCAACGGTGTGGGAGGTAGATCCAAGCACCGGCAAGCAGTTCACCGTGTCAGCGTGCGATGGACACTTTGGCGGAAGCGTTGACGGCGTTGTGCAGGGGGTGCCTGAAGCGCCAAGGACGCCTGCGGTGCTGGAGTTTAAGACACACAATCACAAGTCTTTTACCGGCCTAATCAAGAATGGCGTCAAAGGCGCGAAGCCGCAGCACTACGATCAAATGCAGGTGTACATGGGGCTGATGCAGCTTGATCGCGCTTTGTATCTGGCCGTTGATAAAGACACGGACGAGTTGCACAGCGAATGGGTTCACGCCGATGCGGTGTATTTTTCGCACTTGATGGAAAAGGCGCAATCGCTCATTGACGCTACCGAACCGCCTGCGCGCATGAGCGACGATCCTGCGTATTGGCAGTGCAAGTTCTGCAGCTTCAACGCTAACTGTCACGGCGCTATTGCCGCAGAGGCTAACTGCCGCACATGCTGTCATAGCACACCAATTAGCGAAGGCAAATGGCGCTGCGAGTCTAAAAGTAAAGAGCTTGACCACAAGTCACAGGAAGCTGGATGCAGTCTGCACTTAATGATCCCGATGCTGGTGCCGCACTCTGAGCCTATAGACGGTGGCGAGGGCTGGATACAGTACAGGCACAAAGAGTCTGGCGCTGAGTGGATTAACGGATCGCACGGGGACAGTGAGCTTCCAAAGTTCAGCAGCCGCGAGCTTCAGAAAACTCCATCAGTCCTGATGCCTCAAGTGGTGGAGACAAAGGAAGAGTTCCCTAAAGCCATTGTTACGTCTGGAATAGCGACGGCATTTGACGACATCGCTACGCACCCTGACGACATAAAAGTCAAAAGCGAAACCAAGCAACAAAAAGAAGAGCGCAGGAAAATCAAAAAAGCAACTAAAGAAATGAAGATACTCCATGAGCAAACTTGACCCAAACATCATAAAGGCAGAAATCAATATTACTGGGAAGCGGTTTTGCACCAGTTGTCAGTCAAGTAAGGACGCGCACAACGGCGTGTGGGTGCTAATTAATTCCGGCAGAAACAGGCGCTGGAAGTGTGCTGACTGCCACAAGACAGGGATGCAACGTGAAAAATCAAACGCACGAACGAATACGTAATCTTTTGCGTTACACCGGCGGCAGCACAACCGGCGAGATTGCAAAAGAACTGGCGATGAAACAGACCGTCGTCAGCAGCGTATTGCCGGACATGCCTGACGCCTACGTTGACCGATGGAAGCGTCAGGTGCTTGATGATGGCACTGTCATGCAGCGTTGGATATCCGTCTGGTGTGTGATTGATAAACCTAAAAACTGTCCGAGGCCAGACGAATGATTTATACGATAGGGATTGACCCAGGCGTCAGCGGAGCTGTCGCCATACTGGAAGGCAAGGAGCTGGTCATGGTGTTTGACATGCCTGTAGTCGAGGTCATGGTCAACAAAAAGCTCAAACGCCGGATCAGCCCTGAGATGCTGGCCGACGAGCTGCAGCTGTATGTCCGAGAGCCTGTGGTGGCGTGGATTGAGCGCGTCAATGCCATGCCAGGCCAAGGCGTGACAAGCATGTTTGCCTTTGGTGAGGCGTATGGGCTGGCCCGCGGCGTCATGGTCGGTATGGGTGTGCAGTGCAACATGGTA